TTGTTAACTGTCACTGCAGAAAATGCGGGACAACTTAGTCAAGGTGATGGCTATGGTGAACTTGCAACATTAGCAAAAAACAAGGGTCTTGACTCTTTCTTGAACAAACTAAAAAGTGGGTTGACAACAGAGCGTGATTTGCTTGCGGAAGAGCGTTTGGCGAGAAATCCTAAAAAGGAAATCATGTTCAAAGATGTCAAGTACCGTCAGTTTTCGTTTAGGTTTCAGTTTGCGCCTAAGTCACAAAAAGAGTCTGAGGAAGTGAATAGCATTATTGAGACGTTTCGATACTATGCGTTGCCAGAAATATCGCCTGGTAAGTTTTTCTATACCTTTCCTGCTGAGTTTGAGATTGCCTTTATCAGAGGCACAAAAAATAATCCAAACATACCAAAAATTGCAACATCTGTTCTGAGTCGTGTTGGTATCAACTATTCCCCTAACTCTAGCTCATGGGCAACATTGCCTAACGGTTCACCTGTTGCTATCGATATGACATTAGAGTTTAACGAGTTGGTGATTATCGACAGATCACGTGTGTATAACAAAGACTCAGCGATTACATCAGGATATTAAAATGAGTTATTTTCAACAGTTTCCGCTCATTAATTATGAGCTAAATGGGCAACAATATCCTATGAAGGATATATTTCGTCAAGCTGGGTTTATTACAGAATACAAACCGCTTTCTGATTTATACGAGTCATACACTATTATTGACGGTGAGACTCCACATATGTTATCAGAGCGTTTCTATGGCTCGGCTGAATATTTCTGGGTGATTTTGGTATTCAACAACATCCAGAACCTGTATTTTGACTGGCCCCTCACAACCCATGCTCTTGAATTGTTTTGCCAAGAAAAATATGGTGAACATTGGCTCGAAGTAAAGCATTACGAGGATGATGGTTTTGTTGTGGGTGAGTACAAAGATTTTCATGAAAATTGGACACCACCAATCACACCTAGTCAGAGTGGATTACTTTACCCTGTCACCTTCTACGAGTACGAATCTAAGGTCAATGACGAAAAACGGCGCATTGAAATTTTGCGACCAGAATTACTATCGGAATTTGTGACTCAATTTAAGAAAGCTATTAATGGCTGAAGCAGCAGAAACTATTTCATTTGTTGGAGAGGTACTGGTACAGAAGGTAGAACTGGTATCACACTCAGGTGCTACGCTGAATATTACTGGTTTGATTGGCACACTTACATTGTTTGAGGATATTTTCTCACCCACAATGTCTGGTACCGTGAATATCGAAGACGGTATTGATTTGATTGCAACAATGCCTATGATTGGGCAGGAAAAGTTGCGTTTAAAGTTAAAGACTCCAACCCTCAGTGTTGCTATTGAAAAAGAGTTTTATGTTTACAAGCTATTCAACCGCACAGCAAAGAAACGTGTGCAGTATTACACACTTGGGTTTTGCTCTGATGAGTTGATTGTTTCTCAAAACACTAAAATATCAAAACACTTTAGCGGCAAAATATCAGACACAGTTGCTAAGATTTTTACAGAAGAACGTGCCCTTAATTCAGACAAGCTGATCTATATCGATGAGACGCAAAATTCTTATAGTTTCATTAGTGCATACTGGACACCGATCGAGACGATTAATTGGTTAGCAAAACGTGCTATCAACAAATCAGGTGTGCCTAACTATTTGTTCTTCGAAACAAACCAGAGTTTTGAATTCACATCCGTGGATACGCTAATTAAAGGTAACCCAGTTCGCAACTATGTGTTTAGTGATGCTGATGCAAATACTATATATGGCGAAAGCGGAAATTTTGATAAGAAGTATGAGATTGTGCAATCTATCGATACTCAAGTGACATTTGATTATCTCAGAAATATCAGCAACGGTATGTACGCATCTAGGTTAACTACATTTGATGTGACTAGTAAAGCGGTTAACGTGACAAACTTTGACTATATTGATGACTTTGATAATAGTGGTCACTTAGATCAATTTCCATTGACTACAAACACACTGGCTCGTAGAAAAGTGGCATCACTGTATTTTCTTGAAAAGAATAGTTATTTGCATGGGAAATTCGAGCCACAGAATCAGAGCAAGTATTTTCTACAACACAACTCCTTACTGGCTCAGTTAAGCGCGTTTAAGTTGAATTTGACGGTACCTGGGCGCACGGATATTAAAGCAGGCAACACTATTAAATTGAAGTTACCTAAGTATAGTGAGTTGACGAAAAACGAAATTAATTCTGATGATGCGGAATCAAGCTACTACACAGGAAAGTATCTAGTCACTGCTATTAAGCATCAATTCACTGCTGGTCAACATTCTATGTTAATGGAAGTTATATCAGACTCTTTTATTAAGGCACTCACGTAATGAATAAATCACCCTTTTGGTTCGGCATCGTTGAATCTAGAGACGATCCACAGAAGCTAGATCGGGTTCAGGTTCGAATCTTTGGCAGTCACAGCGAATCGCTTGATGACATTCCTACAAGCGCACTACCATGGGCTATTTGTCTACAAGGTTCTGACTCGGCAAGTATGTCGGGAATCGGCAAAACCGCTGTCGGCTATTTGCCAGGTACACTCGTGCATGGCTATTTTCTGGATGGTGAGTTTTCCCAGAATCCGGTAATCATCGGCTCTTCTCATGGAATCCCAACAACTAAAAACGCATACGCGCAAGTCTCAGCAAACGAGTTACTTGATAACCAACTGCAACTCACAAACGCAGTTCCTGTCGTTAATGCACAAGTTCCTGCTGATGCTGGTACACCCGCTAAGGAGCCTGCGCCAGTTCCTGTTACTGATTTTTCTGGAAAGCTAAAGGCAGCACTGGGTAAGAAAGAATCTGGTAATAACTACAAAGCAGTTAATCGTTTGAACTACATCGGCAAGTACCAAATGGGTGCTGCTATGTTGACTGATTTGGGTTATGTGAAGCGTGGCACTTCGAACAAACAACTTGATGATCCAAGCGTTTGGACAGGTAAAGGTGGGGCAACATCAAAGGATGTATTTTTGAATTCGCCTGAGTTACAAGAAACTGCTATGGATGCAGAACTTGTAATGAATACGTCTCGTTTAACACAGATGGGTGTTATCGACGCATCTACTACTGATCAAGAAAAAGCTGGCTTTTTAGCGACTGCGCATTTGCTTGGTGCGGGTGGCGCTCGTAGCATGAAGCGCGGTATTGTCAAACAGGATGCAAACGGCGTAACAGGCAACGAATACTACAAATTGGGCTATGAGGCAGTTGCTGGTGCTGCACCAACCATTGCACCCGACTCTATACGCGCTGACAACCCTGCCAGAACAGCTTCTCCGCTGACTTCTAACGGAAGTAGTACCCAGACACCAACTCTTAGCAATATCGGCTTTGCAGACCCGTCTGGTGTGTTTCCAGCGTATTTGAATGAGCAAGATACAAACAGACTTGCTCGAAATCAGAATATTGAAAAAACTATCGTTGCATTCAAGGATGCGACTCGTGATTTAAACGTGCGCGGCGCACATGGAACTTCGTGGGATCAAAGCCCCAATCCTTACAACGCACGATACCCATACAACTATGTTTATGAGACAGAGGCGGGGCATGTTTTTGAGATTGACAATACGCCAAAAAATGAACGTATACATCAGTTTCACGCATCAGGCACGTTTACAGAAATAGATCGAAACGGCACTAGGGTCAACAAAATTGTTGGTGATGACTATGAGATTATTGAGCGCAATGGTCACGTGCTAATCAAAGGTAATTTGAACGTCACTATTCACGGTAATGCGAACGTCTTGGTCGAGAATAATTGCAACCTAGAAGTTGATGGTAATTTTGATGCGCGAGTCGGCGGTAATGCAACATGGGCGGTTGATGGCGATATCAAAATGAAGGCAACAAACTTTCATGTGTCTGCTGCTGAAGTTGCACTGGATTACGACATGATGTGGATGGATTCTGGCAAGTCAACAGCCGGTGGATTGCAGGGCGTTAGTGCTGGTGCATCTGGTGGTGCTAACTTTGAAGAATTGACGTTGGAGCCTCGTAGTTTCGAGGATTTGGCTGACTTTGAAAGTGACGATGCTACTGACGAGGAAATTACAGCGCACCGTGAAAAACTAAAAGCATCCGGTGTGCTAGATGCGAATGTGACTGAATCTACTATCGGTGAAGGTGAAGCGATAGCAGAAAACTATAACGACAGTGTAAATGTGGAGTGTGGAATGTTTGTAAGTGGAAAATTAAATAACAGTGCGTATATCTCTGATAACTTCAAATTGGGCGACTTAACTAAGGGTCGATCAGTGGTTGCACAAGGCGGATTAACTGATACACAAATCGCGTGTAATTTGAAGGCGGTTGCAGTCAACGTGCTTGAGAAAGTGAAGAGCAAATACCCAGGTATGATCATCACTAGCGGCTATCGCGAGTATGGTAGCAATTCAAAATCACAACACCCTTTGGGTATGGCGGTTGATATCCAAGTGCCCGGCGGTGACTACTACGCGATTGCAAAAGAATTAGCTGCGACTCTGGTGTTTGATCAACTGATTCTTGAGTATGAAAGCGAACGTAGAGTTAACGGCAAACCAGTAACTTGGATTCACATTTCGTTTAATCCCGCAGGTAACCGCAAACAGGTGTTTACGATGAATAATCACAAGCGTATTTCTGACTTCGGTGTTTTAAAGGTAGTTAGCTAAGATGGCAACAATTAATGTTACGACGAGAGATTATATTGATATGGATTTGAACTTCACAGTTCACCCATTAAGCAAAAACCTCTCGTTAAAGAAAAACCACAACGCAGTGAAACAATCTGTGTTGAATTTGTTGCAGCTTAAAAAAGGTGATAAGCCTCATCACCCAGAGATTTACTCGCCAGTGGCTGACTATTTGTTTGAAAATATGTCTGCTGCTACGAGACTTGTGTTGGAGTCTGAGATTAGCAACTATTTGAGTTTTTACGAGCCAAGGATTGATATTAGTAATGTGGTTGTAAATTTTCCTGACAACAACAATATCGAGGTAACTGTTGAAGCGGTTATTCTTAATACTTCTACGCCAGTCACAATAAATACTCTTATTGAGAGATTAAGATAACATATGGCAACAACACCCTCCACTAATTTAGATTTTGACAGTATCAAAAGTGATTTGATTGCTGCGGTCAAGGCTGACCCTGTTTTTACAGATTACAACTTTGAAGGTTCGGCACTAAATACGCTGTTTGATATTCTTGCAAACAATACATTCAACAACGCTTTTCTGGCAAGTGCAGTGCATGCAGAAAACTTTCTTGATTCTGCGCAGTTACGACCAAGCGTAGTATCTCGCGCTACTGAAATGGGATATACGCCACAGTCTGTTGCTTGCTCTGCTGCATATCTAAACATTACTGCTCGTAACCTGTTAGTCAACCAGATGCTGACTCGTGGTACACAGTTTGCCAGTACAAATGAGAATGGATCATATATTTTCAACGTTGTAGAGGATGTTATTTCTACAACTGTTGGTAACGATCAAGTGTTTTCTAACGTGCGTGTTATTGAGGGTACTTTAGTTGAAAATAAATTCACTGTAGATACACAAACAAATCTGCGTAATCTTTACACTATTCCAAATGCAAGTGTTGATACCAAAACATTGCGGGTTTTTATTCGCCCATCCGCATCATCCGTAGAGCGCACAGAGTTGCAAATTGCTGACATTGAATATGGGCTTAATGAAACATCAAACGTTTACTTTTTGCAAGAATCGTATGATGGTTTCTTTCAAATCTACTTTGGTGATAATGTGGTTGGTAAAGCACTGGTAAACGGCAATATTATCGAAATTAGCTATTTTGTAACAAAGAACTATAACCGGCCTGATGGCTGCAGAGCATTCGTATTCACAGGCGCTATTAATGGCGCAACTTCAATTGATGTTGTTGCTTCGCAAGTTGCGGTTGGTGGATCACTTAAAGAGTCTATTGACAGTATTAAACTGAATGCAAAGAAGTCAAATAGCGCAAAGAAAAGAAACGTAAAAGAATCTGACTATGAGTTGTCTCTGGTCGAGAATTTTACCTTTGTAAAAGCAGCATCCGTTTGGGGTGGGGAAAAGAACGATCCTCCTGTTTATGGCAAAGTGTTTATTGCAATTCAACCAAAAACAGGATTCACAATCACAAACGCTATTAAGCAAGATGTGTTAGCACCTGCTGTGCGCAAAAAGTCGATGATTAACGCAATTCCAGAATTTGTTGATCCAGAGTATTTGTTTTTGTCGTTCAATTCAAGTGGTAAGTACAACAAATCAAAAACAACTTCAAGTAAATTTGCAGTTGCAAATATGGTGAAAACATCGATTGCAAATTACATCGATAGTATTTCTACATTCAACAAAGATTATATCAACAGCACATTAGTTACGAAGACTGCTGCGGTTGACCCTGGCCTTGTTGGATTCTCTGTCACCAAACGAGTTGCATTTAGAGTCGCACCCTTGATTTCTGTTAAAACTTTCTTCAACAGAAAAGTTCACAACAGCGTAAAACTGGGTTCAATTTTCAGCACAAAGTTTAAAGTGTTTCATGATAACGAAGCAGTTGTGGTGAGTGTTAAAGAGATTCCTGATTCACAGTATACCACATTAATAAGCGGTGAGCAGCAAGTTTTTGTAAAACTGGGTGTTTATACAGATACTAGTGAGTTAATCGATACTATCGGAACGGTGAACGTCACAACAGGTAAATTTGACTTTTTCTTGAATGTGTTTGCTTATCTCACAGCTAATAGGTTTGTCCAGATTTACTTCGAACTTAACTCTGACGATATTATTTCAAAACAGAAACAGATTTTAATCCTAGAACAAAATACAGCAAGTGATGCGGTTATCGGCCTTTCTGATAACAATACTGTTGAACTTGATGATTACACTCGGCAATGAAAACACAAAGCATAATTACAAGCCAGCTACCGGAGCATTTACAAAAAAATGCACCGGCATTTGTCGCATTCGTTAATGCTTACTATGGTTATGTTGATAACATCACAGAAGGTCATGGACAGCTTCAGAACGCGAAATATAACAGTGACGTAGACTTGTGTAGCGAAGCTAATTTAAACAGCTTCTATGACATGTATGCGCAGAATTTGCCACGTGATGTTGCAATGGATCGACGCAACTTCATTAAAATTCTTCACGCTATTCATGAGTCGTCTGGTACTGAAGATGCGCTCAAGATTGCTTTTCGTGCGATTTTCAATGAGCCTATTAAGGTTTCGTACCCTGGGGAGTTTAGTTTAAAAAGCTCTGATGGCGTCTGGGTTAAAGAGAATTATATTTCTCTTGAGACTCGATTTGGTGAAATTACAGAGGATGTGGTTCAGATCATTTTTAAGAATGATTTTGGTGATTACTCTTTTGAAACTACTCGCACAGAAACAATTGGGCCTGTTGTTCGGCTGTACTTCCAAGCATACACAAAACTTAACTTTGATTTAAATCAGCGTGTACTACATTATGGTAATGATGGTCAGTTGAAATACGCTGGTGATTTGATTAAGTCGCCAGCCAAATTGCGCGTCGTTGTGCCAGGTCGTGATTGGCAACTTGGGCAGATTTTGATTGTCCCTGGTAGCAATAAAAACACAATCGCAAAAGTAACGAGTATCAATGAAACTGGTGGTATTACTGGAATTGAAGTTGTTGAATATGGGTCAGAACACCCTGAAAATCAGTTATTCACGATTTCTCCGTATCCAAATAAGCCTTCATCATCATCGATTTTTGTTGATTCGATTTTAATTTCTACAAATCCTGATGTCTATAGTCACACTGTAAACATTACCGATTTCAACGACTCATTATCTGAAACCGCTACTGGTATTTCAAACGCATTGACGCAAAACTCGTTTGCTGATGGAAACTACTTTCTTCAAGATTATGTTGGACATAATGTGTTTGCGCAGCAAGTATCTGTTGTTAGTGCAAATAACGTTGCAAACTTTGACTCGGGTGATTTGACTATTCAGCAATGGTTGCAGTCTAGGGCTACGCTTGTTTATGAGTACGGGAATATTGTTTCGTTACCTGGATATTACTTGAGTGATAGGGGTCACATTTCTAACAATACGATTCGACTACAAGACAACTATTTTTATCAAGCGTTTTCGTATTTGATTGAAACTTCGCAAGATATTACTAAATATCAGACGCTTTTAAATATAACACACCCCGCAGGTAGTAAACAATTTTCTGACTTAACAAAGACTATTGTAGCAGACTTGCCAATCAGTAGCGAATATATTATCGCACCAATCGCATTGTACTCATACGATAAATTAGAGACTTTGCCGATAACTGAAGACATATTAAATACACTTGTAAACTTTTACGATACTTAACAGAGACTATTAATGGCACTTCTTCCTTTAGATGACGCAGTTGCTCGGTTTTCGAGCAACGAGGACAAAATCAACACATTTGTACATGGCAACGCTACAGCTAGTTATAACACTAGCGAGGGCGAATCTGTGCCTTCGATTAGTAAAATCGTCGCCACATTATCAGCAAACCGTTTTCCTGACGGTAGTTTAGCTGCACCAAGTATTGGCTTTGCAAATGATCCTGATTTAGGTTTCCGTAGAAGTTCGCTTGACGAAATTTCTCTAGTTACTGCGGGTCAAGATCGTTTGTTGGTCAGCGCTCCGCGTATGCAGTTGAATTCAGAGTTAATGCAAATTAACGGCCCAGCAACAGGATCATCTATTATCGGTTCTCGGAATGGTAGTAACGCTTGGTTTCTAGGCGATCAAGCTAGTGCTGTAGGTACAGGTGCAGGTTTGACTGCATGGGTTTATGGTGCTGATCCATTTAGGGTTTACACTAACGGCGTTTTGCGTATCAAGTCTGATAATGTTGGAACCTCTATCTATACTCGTGTTGGTATTAACACATCATCCCCACAGACTGATTTGCATGTCGTTGGTGATTCTATAGTAACTGGCTCTTTAACTACAGGTAATAGTATTGGTCTTGGTGGTACTCCTAGTACATGGCCTCTTCCTGCGCTTGAACTTTTTAATGGTGCAGTAAGTTCTTTGGGTGGCCCATTCGGTCAAATTAACATTTCATCTAATGCTACAGCAAGTGGAAGTGCTGATATTGGTTCAACTGTATGGCAATATAAACGAGGTATTGCTGGTGACTTGGGTAACGCTGGTCTTTACTCGATTTCGGGTGGTGGACATCTTTGGTATTCTAGCACATCTGCTGGTCTTGCTGGTGCTGCTATTCCATTTAAAAATGTGATGGCCTTGGACACTGACACGTTAGCTGTATATGGTCATAAAATAAACCTTAGTAGCACAAATTTACCTTGGAATGCCAATTTTAAATCGGTAAACCTCGGCACATATACAAGCCTCTGGGATTTTAACGGCGGTTATGGTGGTATTGCTACAAATGCATACTACGATAATAACAGTGGCACATGGAAGCGTAAAACGTATAATCCTGCTTTATTGAGTGAGCATGATATTTCGCTGCGCCGGTTTGTCTGGAGTTTTGGTTCTGGTGATCTAGCAGGTACAGATATTACATTCCAAGAATCTATGGTTTTGGAAAAAGATAAATTACGAATTCTTCCTGAGTTAGATATCGGTAGTTCTAGCAACACATTACCATGGAGTGTTAGTAATGGTCTTTCTATTACTAAAAATAATGCTGATGCTGCTATTACCAATTATTATGATAATACAACAATTTCTATTGCTGCCGGTGTATCGCAGAAAACTGGTATTACTATTTCGGGTCAAACCAGTGGTTTTGGTAATGAAATTTCCATGCGAGTTGGTAATAATAAAAAGGTTAGAATTACAACAGGCATGCAAGTTGGTGATAGCTTAGACACCTTCAATATGCCAGATGGTGGTGCAAACATTACTGTAACTAGTCGTGGTCAAGATGCTGCAAATGTACCTTATTTTGTAACTAATCATCGTGCGTTAATTGGTAGTAGTGATACAAAATATCAAGCTGGTGGTATTTTATTTGCTGGTTATCGTGATATCGAACAGACTTCATATCTTGGTGGCATGACATTAGAGGCTAGAAACGCTGCGAACGTGACTAGCGTACCAACTAAAATTTCTTTTAGAATTGGTGGTGCTGACACTGGTAACGGTGGTCGATCATTTAATTCAATTGGAGAAGCTGCTTTACCAACTGAAAAAATGTCATTGTTGGATGATGGATGGTTGCATGTTACTGGTGGAGTTGTTGCTCAATCTAGAATTATTGCTTCCGGCAATGGCAATGATTACAATGCTGCTGCGTTTGAAGTAAAGGGTGGTGGCACGAATTCACCAGGTATACTACCAACAATCGGTTTCCATAATCCAAATGATTTTGCTGGTAGCTTACGACAGAATAATGCGGATACTTTTGGGTTTTACGAACAAGGTGGTGTTGCGACAGCCGCACTTGAAATTTCTGCTTTATACGCGAATGACGCAGCATACGCACGAGAGGGGTTTATAACTACTGAATATAAACTTAACCAACGCAACCCTATCTGGCGGTTTGGTAATTCACAGGAATATGGTCTCAGCTATTTCCAAGGTACTAGTGGATATAATGGTATCGATAGTATCGGTATTCACTTTAGTAACCAGAATGGTAACTCGGCAACGGGGCCAGGTAGCCATATTATTTTTACTCCAGATAGTCGAGTTATTGCTAGGCAGTTTCAAGGCCTTGCTGATAGATCACAACAGATAATAGTGACTGACGGTGAAGGTCTAGGTATTGGTCGTAATCTTACGAATTCTAAGCCTAATTCTGTTTTAAGATCAATTACTGCAGATTTTGCTAATGCGGCAGTAACTGGAACAGGTGGTAACTACGCTGGTGTTATGACTATCACTCCTTATGATGGCACAACAGCTTCTACTGGTGGCCCTAGTTATCAGTTAGCATTTGGTAGTTCATTGGGTAATGGTGGTACCCCGCAGTTGCGTTTGCGTAACGGTATTGATACTACTTGGAATGCATGGACAGACGTTATTACTGCAGCAAACATTAATCAGTTTTCCGGTAGTAACTCGTTTAGAAATAGATTAACAAACGGAAACTTTGCAATTAATCAACGAGTAGTTGGTGGTAGTTTAACAACAGGCACGGTTGTTTTAGGCGCAGATCAGCATGGGCACGATTATTGGAAAGCTGGTGCTTCTGGATGTAATTATACATTTTCAACATCACAAAATATTACCACTATTAATATTACATCAGGTACTTTGTACCAAGTTATTAATGGTAAGGATTTGTTTAGTGGTACACATGTATTGTCTTGGACAGGTACCGCGCAAGCTCGTATTAATGGCGATACATATTCTGGAAGTGGTAAAACATTTGTTGTTACTGGCGGAAATACCGTTACTGTTGAGTTTAGTACAGGTACAGTTTCCCTTGCTCAATTTGAAATGGGTACTCTACCGACAAGTTTTGAACATAGATTAAATGAATTACAACTTTGCCAGCGTAGATACTTTAAAACTTATAACCAAGCAGCAGCACCTGGTACTAATAACGTTGGTGGGTCTATTCATACTGTACAGACTGGATCGTCAACTTATTTGATGTTGTCAGCATATTTTCCAGTAACAATGGAAGCTGTGCCTGCTGTGACGATATACCATCCAACTACTGGTGCAACTGGACAATTTGCAGCAGATAGTGGTACCGTAAGTGCAGTTGTTCATGAGATTGGGGAAAAGAGTTTAACTGCTAGAGTTAATAATGTGCCTGTCTCGACTAATGTTTTTGTTTCTGCGCATTTTGTTGCAGTAGCAGGTTTATAAGAAAGATTTTAATATGTATAAATTACATGATTTTCCAGGTATGATTCGCAATATGCATACCATGGCGGATTTTCCTGAAACAGATGATTGCGCTGAATATATTAAGTATAGAGAGTGGCTGGCTGATGGTAATACACCATTACCTCCCGATAGCAAATCGCCATTGCAGGAAATTGTGCAAATAGAAAGTAAAAATCCAGTTACTCATCGTATGTTGCGTGAACTGACCCTTTCTGTTGCTCAAATTGCTGCCGCTATTACAGGTAAAGCGCCAGAAGAAAATCCTGCTGTGCGTGATATTTTGGCAATTGAAACTCAAATTGCTGTGCTTCGCCAACAAGCAAAAGATCAAGGATTAATTCCATGATCTTCTTGTTTCTACTTTTACTGAAGCCTGCGCTTGAGTGTGTAGAGGCTAAGAAATATTATCATATTTGGGCAGTATTTCCTGCATTCTTTCTTGATGTTTTTATAGCGCATACTACTTGGGCTTTGGTGTTTGGTATGCCGCGAAAGGGTGAGTGGACAATCAGTGATACTTTAGAACGAATTATCACTGAGTACGCTGATCCTAGAATTCAATTAGCTATTGAAATTGCAAGAGAAATTAATAAGGTTTCACCTACCAAAGATCATATTCGCGCTCTAGTCAAGTTGGAAAGTTTGAATTCAGTCATTAAATAATCTAAAGGATTACACTATGGAACTAATTATTCAACGTCTTAAAAGCAAGACATATCATGTTGCTATTGTTGGCGCATTGCTAACTATTTTAGAGACTAATAGCGGTCTTATCAGTCAGTTTTTGCCAGTCGAATATCGCAATTATGTTGTACTTGCTTGGCCCGTTCTTATGATTACACTGCGCGAAGTAACAACTGGCGCATTATCGGACAAATAATGATTTGTGATAAATTTATACTCAAAGGTACACCAACATTCAAACTATATGATGAATTTGGTGTACTTAAACACGAGTTTACGAAGCCAAATTTGATTGTAGTGACTGGGCGTGAATGGATTGTTAAACGTCTTTCCAGTAGCGCAGATAGTTTGATGTCACATATTGCTATTGGTAGCAGTAATATCACTGTAGGCGCTGGTAATACTGCTTTAGGCACAGAAACAGGTCGAGTTGCAATGGCTACGTTTGGTGGCGTACAGACAGGCCCAACTATTCTTTACACGGCTAATTTAGGCCCAGGTGTTGGTACTGGCACTGTGGCTGAAGCAGGTGTTTTTAACGCAGCATCTGGCGGCATCATGCTTTCTCGCGTTTCATTTACTGCATTTACAAAGGCACCACTTGATACTATGTATGTTGAGTGGCTGTTCACACAGGGTTAACAATAAAAATGACGAATTCAATTCGCAGAGATTTTAGAACAGAGATGGTGTCGTCTCTATCCTCGGACATTCAATATAATCGGGCAAATTACTACTATTTTCTTGGTAAGGTAGAACCTTGGGCGATCAATAATGACGAACCTAATGGTGGTATGATTGTTGACTCTGACTACGAAAATACGCGAATTCGCGCAAATATGTTGTTTTTGAAAAAAATTACATCAAGCGATATTTCGTTAGTCACAAAACGTTATCAGTGGGCGGCAAATACTGTATATCACACTTGGGATCATACGCTTAATATGGGTGATCTTGCATTCTATGTTATTACATCAACTAATGATGTGTTTAAGTGTTTGTCAAACAATGCAAATGCACCATCAACAGTTGAGCCATCGGAAAAATCAGTATACCCTGTTACTACTGCGGATGGCTACATCTGGAAGTTTATGTACAGCATACCGTACTTTAAAGTACGCCAGTTTATTACAAACGAGTATATACCTGTTCAAAGAGCACTGTCTGACACATTTTATAAACGTGGCGCTGTAGACTTTGTTAATGTAGTTGAAGGTGGTAGTGGATATACTAATGGTGATACGACATATACAACAGTTACTGGTGCAACAACTGGTGGTGGCTTTATAGCTACAGTAACAGTAGGTACTGCTGGTGTTATTACTAATGTTAATGTCACAAACGGTGGTACCGGATACACATCAGGCGCTCGTCTCAATATTACAAGTGCAGGTGGTGTAGATGCTGTACTAGAACCCGTTATTGTTGGTGGTGTGATTACGACTGTGACTATTACAAACGGTGGATTCGGATATTCAACAAATGATGTTGTTAATGCAGTTTTAGGTGGAGCAATTGTTGATGTTTCTGTAGATTCGAATGGAACTATTGTAAAGGCAACTATTACGGATGCTGGTATTGGGTATGTAGGAAATCCAACTATCAATGTTATTTCCCCTGTTGGTACTGGTAAGTACGGAAATGCTAATGCTATTTTACAAGCTGTTGCGTTTCAGGGGTCTATTCAGCACGTGAATATTATTGACCCAGGTATCGACTTGCAGCAATCAACACTAACTACTATTGCTGTTGCTGGTGATGGTAGCGGCGCAGTGTTTACGCCTGTCATTAAAAATGGATCGCTTGTTGATGTGATTGTTGAAAGTGCAGGTAAAAACTACACTTACATCAGTTTAACTTTAATTGGTACTGGTACCGGTGCGGTTATGTCGCCTAGTTTGATTGCATCTGATTACACATCTACACAGTCATCAGTTGAACAGACTGCGATTCCAGGTGCAATTTATGCAATTAAGGTCACTAATCAAGGTAATAGCTATTCGTCACAAGCAACCGTTGTTATTGATGGTGATGGTACGGGTGCAGAAGCCGTAGCAACAATCATTGGCGGATCGATTACAAAGATCACAATGACTAGTTACGGTAAAGGATACACCGACGCACGTATAAGCATTCAAGACCCGCTCAGAATCGTTTCTGCGGGTGTTGTTGACATGGCTGCATATGCCTGCCTGCCTCCAGTCAATGGACATGGTTTTGACGCGATTACAGAGCTTTACGGCGAGACACTTGCAATCAACACAACTCTTCGCAATGAGACTGCACTTACTGGCCTTTTACAGGATTATCGTCAATATGGCATCGTTAAAAATCCATCATTCTTAAACACAAAAAACGTGTTTACAAATGACTATGATTTGCTTGCATATTCAGTGCAATTCAATAATGTTGTTGATTTAGTTATTGACGAAGTTTTACTGTTCGGTGTTATCAAGTATCGCGTCGTTAAAATCAGCGGCAACGTTGTCACACTTCAGTCATTAAGTACAACTGTTGCAAACCCTATTGGTGTTTTAGTTGCTGAATCAAACAGTTCTAGAGTGTATAGCGGCGTTAAATTACTTTCTATTCCTGTCAGTAATAAATATACAGGCAAGCTACTTTACATAGCAAATGAAGACCCGTTCTCTTTCACACCTGAGCAGGGTATCGTAATTAAAACATTTTTGAAATTCTAGAATAAATGTCCACAGACCTCAATATCCAACCCTATTATGATGACTTTAATGCGTCAAACGGGTTTCATCAAATTTTGTTTAAACCTGGCACTGCTGTACAGGCGCGTGAGCTTACGCAAATTCAGTCAATGCTGCGTGATCAGATTGCAAAATTTGGTAGCCATGTATTCAAACATGGCAGCGTCGTGTTGCCAGGTAATTCGAGCAGCGACTTAAATGTTTGCTACGTCAAATTAGCCAATACAACTGTTGATCCTTCTACTTTAGTTGGTCGTGTTGCCGTTGGTACAAGTGGTCTTCGAGGCTTGATTCGTGCTGGTGTTGCACAAGGTAGTGAGCCTGCAAAGCTATACGTTTCTTACTACAACACCGGTAACGGTGGTGAGGCTGTATTTGGTGAAAATGAAGTGCTGACTATTACTGGCGCATCAAGTCAAATTACACTCACTACAGCCTCTACTGGCGCTACTGGCGCTGCATCCATGGCTATGATTAACGAGGGTGTTTTCTTTGTTAATGGCTCGTTTGTGGAAGTGTTGAAACAGTCTGTCGTTATTGGTGACACTGCAACACCATCATGCCACGTGCTACTTAAAATTGA